GAATACTCTCCGATGATATCGCTAGTAGGTATTTCGTCGTAAATAACTTTTTCTAAACCAAGTTCTGTCATTTCCATTAAAACACCATGTTTATAACGTCTTTCGCCAATGCTCAAGTCGTAAGGCTCCTTAATAACTAAAGTAGCCCCACACTTACTACAAAAAGCATAATTACCAAATGTGCTAGTTAAAGAGTAATTATGCCCAAATACGCGACATATGAAATTCAAGAAATTATCCTTATAAAAATTTTTCAAAAAGGGTGCTTAGTACAATTCAAACTTAAGTCTATTGTAATCTTCCCTTTAAGGGTTGTCAAGAACTAACCCTGTTTTTCGAAATTTCCCAGGTCGAGGCCGTGTAGAGGTGCGCTACAGGGTGGCGCAACATAATGTCGTCATAACCGCCCCCTACGCAACATTATTACCCTATACTATCCCGGCCGCTTGCGCCTAACCCATTGAAAACATTGACAAATAAAAATGACAACTAATTGATTTTATTGGAAACTATTTTCACTTTACCCCTTGATTTATGCGACCAAAAGGCTTATATATTATATATAAGATAATGAAAGGAAATAAAATGGATTTTGATTTAGACGCTTTGGAAAAAGAAATGGACGCAATGACCAAAGAAATGTCATTGGAAGAAATTGCCGCAATGGAAAAAGAAATCGTTGACGGCTTCGGTCAATCATTTGACGAAATTTTTGGAGGATCAAATTAATGTTTATCAATCATCGTAAAACTGCCAAGGTAAAAGCAATTCTTTTCGCTGCTCTTTTTGCCAAGGCAATTCTGCTCTTATCTGGATCAGCGTTCGGCATGTCACATCTGCCGCATCAGGAACTTGGCTTTTGGATTATGCTAGGGGTTTGCTTTATCGGCATCCTGACAATCTTTTGGTCAGCTCTCGGATTTATTTTTGCAATGATGGATTATAAGGAATTATCATAATGGAACAATATATCCAATGCTGGAAAGCAATGCCTAAAGCGACAGCCTTTACCACGGCTGTTACTACATGGTTTTTCTACCTAACTGGATCAATCTTTTACGGATTGATCTAAATCCCATTTCTGCTAACCATTACAAAGGGTTAGCAGGCGCCGGCCGTTTTGCCCTAAGCTATTGATTTCGTTGACAAATAAAAATGATAACCCATTGAAAACAAACAAAACTATTTTCACTTTGCCCCTTGATTTTTAGGCTAACAATGCTTATATATAATATATAAGAAAGAAACAATGAAAAGGAATAAAACCATGACTACATTTTACACAGCTGGAAAAGTTTGGCATCAGACAAAATTCCAAAACCTTCGCGACAACCTTGGCTTTCCTGTTAAGGCTCGTTGGATAGATTTAACTGACGATTGTGATATCGTCCAGAATCACAAGGATCAGCTTTGGACTCTTTGTTTTGAAGATGTTCGCGATTCAGATTTCGTTCTGCTCTATTGCGAGGATATGAATGAAGAACAGCGAGGCGCACTCGTTGAACTCGGAATGGCTTATGGCTTTGGCAAATCTGTCTACGCTGTTGGCTCATGCAAAACAATTCAACCAAACAAGATTTCGGATGTTGCGTTTACTCACTATCCAAAATTCCATTGGTTGCCAACTTCTGATTTGGTTATAGGCGCAAAGATGGCTTTGCGTATCGAAGAAACTAAAAAGCAAATGATTGCTGATATTGAAAAGGATGCTGCATAATGCCTTATATCCCACAAGAAAGACGTGATGAAATTCACAATCAATTAGTCGGAATGGGTCAACACTGGACACCAACAAATGCGGGTGATCTCAATTGGCTGGTTTCTAATTTCGTTGATAATATGTTAGCTGAAAATGGCATCCGCTATGCCCATCTAAATGAGATGATAGGCGCGTTGGAATGTTGCAAGCTAGAATTATATCGCCGCATTGCCGCACCTTATGAGGATGAGGTCTGCAAAAAGAATGGTGACGCTTACTATTGCGATAGAGATGTTGGCGCAGAATATTAAGGGGCGGGGGCTTAGCCCCCACCTAGCGCCAGCTGGAACAAAACGTGAACAAACCATGCCTCGATTGCTAACATGCGTTTTATTGAATGAATACAAGGTCTTAGCCAGTTCCGGCCGCGACCCGTAACCCATTGATTTTATTGATAAATAAAAATGATAAGCCATTGATAACAAACGAAACTTTATTTGATTTACCCCTTGAAATTTGGGGTTAGAATGACTATATATAATACATAGACAATGAAACAACTTAATCTGAGGAGATTATCATAATGGCTAAAAACGTAAATTACTCTGCTGAACTCACTGCAACCATCATCGAAGATTACCAGAATGGCGTCACTGTTGACGACATCGCGGCATCAATCGAGAAATCGGTTCGCTCGGTTCGTTCCAAGCTCGTGCGTGAGGGCGTCTATGTTGCTGCCCCAAAGACCACCACGCGAAAGGCTGATGAGCCAACCAAAAAGGAATTGTTAATCCAGCTCGAAGCTGTCGCCCCTTTTGCGGTTGACGGATTCATGGGCGCAACAAAAGAGGCGATCAATGAAATGCTCTCGTATTTCTCGCAGCACTAAGCCGCGAAATCTGTTAGCCAGAGACCTGAGGGCTTTACGTCCTCAGGTTATCCGCTCAAAAAAATCTTATAACAGAAAGGCAAAAAATGCGAGACAAGCTAAAATTAATTGCGGCGATTGATCGCCTTTGCAAATATCCTGTCCCCTTAACTCAAAAAATTAGGATGGTTAGCTATGACCAAAATCGGCTTCAGAAAATCTACAAAATCGCAACGGCTCATGAGAAAACCACAGGCACACTTTTGCCCAACCACGGGCGTGCTACGGTCAAAAAGAAGCATCGCAGCACTGCATAACAAACAAGCGTTTAATCCAATCAATTCAAAGGGTTAGCGGGGCCCGGCGGCCGACCGCTAAGTTATTGAAAACAAAGGAAAATAAAAATGATAACCCACTGTTTTCATTGGAAACTATTTTCGCTTTACCCCTTGATTTTTACCCCTTGAATGACTATATATAGAGGGTAGCAACGAACACGAGGAAATTATGACTATTCAAAAAAATGCTTATATCGTTATGGACACTGAGACTTCTGGTTTTTCAAAACTGGTTTTTGATTTTGGTTGGACTACTATTGACAAGCGCGGAAATGTTCTTGGCAAGGCTGATATGGTTTTCTTTGACGTGGCTGTCACTGAAAAGCCTTATTTCATCAACAAGGTTAAGGGCTACGCTCGCCGCATGGACAAGGGTATACACCGCGTGACTAGCTTTGCTGTTGGTCGCCGCTTGCTGAATATGCACATTGCCCATCTGAAGGCGGCTGGCTATCGCGTCATCCTTTGCGCTTACAATGCTGGCTTTGATTGTCGCGCTCTTAACATCACCACCAAGCGCATGAAGCTGGGCAACAAGTTTTTGTCACAGTCGGTTGAACTGCTCGACATTTGGGGCAACTGGGCAATTTCTGCACCAAAGACCTACACTGCCCCACCAACTGCCAGCGGCAAGTTTTATTCGACTAGCGCGGAAAATGTCTATAAGTTTGAAATGCAAATGCCTGAGTTTGTCGAGGCTCATACCGCATTTGAAGATACGAAAATTGAGGCGCAAATTTTGCTCAAGATTTTGAATCGCAAAAAGCGCGTCAAGGTTGTCAAGAATCCGCGTGATTTTGACCACCACATTTGGGAAAATTTTGTTATTGAAGGGGTTGCATAATGCAAAAAATTTGGGAAACTACAGGTCAAGAAGGTTGCGACGATTGCCAATGGCTGGCAATCGAGACAGAGGGGGACTTCCTTTGCTGTGATGAGTGCGACTGGATTTTGAACCATGAAGATGACGGCCAGCCTGACGAAATGCAGGAATGGCATGATTTTGATCCGCTATGCTAAGGAGAATTTGACATGGATAAATTTCGCTTATTTTTAGAAATCATCAGGACTTGCGTGCCAATCGCAATTCTGGCATTACAGGTTTTGATATTGCAAGGCGTGACGCTCTAAAAGGCGTTTTTGCTTGCAATATCAACCACTTACGGGGCCCCGGCGATTTTCGCCTAACCCATTGATTTATAAGGAAAATAAAAATGATAAGTCATTGAAAACGTTAAAAACTATTTTCACTTTACCCCTTGATTTTTGGGGTCAGAATGACTATATATATACTATAGAAAGAAACAATAACAGAAAGAAAAAACCATGATTAAAAATATCTCAATCTTCGATCTTGACGGAACAATCATTGATAGCAGCCATCGCCAGATGGTCAAATCAGATGGCACGCTTGATCTTGCCAAATGGTTTGAAAATGCCACTGCTGAAAAGATTTTTGCTGACAAGGTTTTGCCTTTGGCTCAACAGGTTCGCAAGCGTCAAAAAGCTGGCGATTTTGTCATGGTCTGCACAGCTAGAAATATGCAGGATGCAGATTTTGAATTTTTGCAAAATGAGGGCATCTGTCCTGACAAAATTATCTCAAGACCTAAAGGCAATATGGAAGCTGATGGCGTCCTAAAAGCTAAACAGCTTAACAGCTTTTTGTCTCTCAAGCAATTTGCAAAAGCAAACAAGGTTATGTTTGATGATGCGGCTTCGGTTCGCTCAACACTTCGCAAAATCGGAATTGCTGTTATCAATCCCGAAAAAATTGCTAGAAAGGTTGCTTAATATGTTTGGATGGATTGGGTCATTTTTGGTTATCGGGCAGATGGCTTGCCTATCGCTTGGATTGCCAACCCATTTTGCAATCATGGTTGGCCTGATTGCTTCGCTTTGCTGGTTGGTTCATGGGTTGGCTATAAAAGACAAGCCAATTCTATTCGTAAATTCTGCCGTAATGGTTACGGCTATTGTGGGGTTGATGCCATGAAAAAAATTCTTGTTAGCCTTTATCTGGCTTATTCGATTGCCACTGACACAATCATTTGGGGTGGCGCGCTTTATCTCTTAATTAATGGGGGTTTCTAATGTTTGAAAATAGATTGCAAAATTTTATCAAGTTAAATGAACTTGCGGAAAATATCCACGCCAACGGCAGACGCGTTGCCATCGTTTTAGAAGGCCGAGACGGTGCGGGCAAATCTGGAACGGTCAAAGAAATCACCCGCTACATGCCACCCTATGCCTATCGCGTCCAGCCGTCATTCATGCCTAGCAAGCGCATGATGAAATGCTGGTTGCCCGAATGGAAAAAGCTTTTGCCAAAAAAGGGGCAAATGGTTATTTATGATCGCTCATGGTATAGCCGCGCTTTATTGCAGCCTGTTATGGGCTGGTGTTCTGATCGTCAATATAAAAATTTCATGCGTGACGTAACAGACTGGGAACATGACCAACAATTTGAAGTCGTCAAGGTTTGGCTTTCGGTCAATGAAAAAAAGCAGCGTCAACTATTGTCACGCCGCATTGATGACCCGCTTCGCTATTGGAAATATTCCCCGAATGATCCAAAATCGCTTGATGCTTTTGATTCAATCACTCAAAAGAAAAACGCAATGTTTGAACTCAATTTTGATTGGAACGTCATTGACATGGAATATCGAGATCATGGGCGGAATCGTGTCATTGAAACTATTATTTCTCAACTTTAATTTCACAAATCATGGTAAACTTAGCGGGTCGAAAGACCCGTTTTTCTTTACAAAAACAAGCACTTGCGCCGGTCACACTTAAAACGCGTTTAATTCAATGATATCAACGACTTACAGGTGGCCGGGCGCGAACCCCATTTTGTCAATAAAAACAATGCGTTACTTGCTACTGTTAAACCATCAAAATGCAATTAAAACAAAGGGTTAGCTGTGTCAATAGAAAACTTACGGGGCATACTTAATGCAATTCGGAGGGAGGGTGGGGTGCGTAGCGCCAGTAGTAGTTCGACGATTGTCAAGTAGAAAGTGAAAGTAATTTTGTGCGATTGAGAATAAGAATCAAAGTCAGTCGCTTCCAGCGCCAGTGCAAATGCGACCGAGTCAAGTGTTTTTTTAGTTCAAAAGCAAAAAATATTTTATACGATCTGAAGTCTCTTTTCGCTTGATTGTTGGCTAAAACTTTTATATAATAATCACATCAAGACAGAGAGAGGGTTAAGACGTTGGGGCAGAAAGCAAAAAATAAGTTCACTTTTGACTTGCTTAATCCTTTCAAAGCTGTTAATATCACTTATAACAATCAGAGAGAAGGAGACTGCAACATGGCAGCACAAGTAAACTACACACCCGAACTAACCGCAACCATTATCGACCAGTACCAAGCTGGCGAAACCGTAGAAGCTATTGCAGCCTCTATCGACAAGAGCATCCGTTCAGTACGCTCTAAGCTGGTTCGTGAAGGTGTATATGTAGCGACTCCAAAAGCTAAGTCAACTCGGGAGCAAGGCCCAACTAAGAAAGAGATTCTTCGTGACCTTGAGGGAACTGGGTTTGATGTGTCTGGCTTTGAAGGAGCTACCAAAGATGCAATCATGCGTTTGATCGCAATGCAAGCTAACTAAATCATTGAAGGGGCAGGGTTTTTTCCTGCCCCTCTTTTTATTGTAAAAGGATAAACCATGCCTGGAATTAGACTATCATTTCTTCGTGATGATGCCCAAGAACAGTGGGTAAGCGAAATAGGGAAATTACAGCCCCAAACAGATACTACATATATTTGGCAGACAGATCAAATTAAACCAGATCGTGAAGGTCTGCACCAACTATTCGACAGATTTATTGATAGCACAGGTGTAGTCGAAGACGATTAGTGCTTGCACGGCGCCACTGCACCAGCCTAAGTGTCAAGTCGAAAGTCGATTCGTCTGCTAGGTCAAGTACTTACGTAAGTAAGTCTATAAGTGTGCATGCGCCAGTGCAATAACGAAGTACTTTATCGAATTACGTGGTCTATAGCTAGTAAAAATACAAAAATAGCTCTAGTCATAGGCTAGACCCCTCCCCACCCTGGTATTTTACCATAAAAACAGCCCAATATGCAAGCAAACTCCCGCTCCCTACGGTCGCGAAGCACAAAAAAAGGTGATTTTATAGCTTTTTGAGCACGAATCACCAATAAATCAAAGAAATTATCAAAAATAGTGTAAAATAAGTAAAAATACGGAGTATTTTAGCTGTTTGGCACCCTAAAATATCAAAAAAAGCTTGTCGCGAGGTCCCGCTGCGCAGCCCCAAGCGAACTCCGTTCGCGAGCTGAGGAACAAACGATCCGATTGATGCGCTGCACTTAAACACTTCGTGTTAAAAGTGTAAAATGAACGCACGCTTCGCGTGGAAGGGAAATAGCTATTATCTGTGGGGAAAAGGTATCTAATGAATGAACGAAGTTCAACAGCTGGTA